ACATCCCACGGACATCCCACGGTCTACAGTCTACAGGTTCGCTGGTTTCCTAGCGTTTTCGCCAAACTTGTAGACTGTAGACCGCAAGACACCCTACGGACATCCCACGGACAAAGTAGCTAACGGAGGGGCTACTAAGCCTTAGTATCCCCCTAAGTGGTGGGCCTCCTACTGGATAGGATGCAAACCGTTGCGATCGCGGTAAAGCCTGCAAATATAGGTGTATGGCTACTGCGGCAACTCTACTGGCTCAAATCGACACGGCTATCGAAGCGCTGTTAACCAGCGGTGCGGCGTCCTATTCAATTGGGAGTCGATCGGTAACGAAGCACGATTTGCCGAGTCTGTTTGCCGAGCGGCGTCTATTGCAGGCGGAAGCGGCGCGGGATTCACAAGGCGGAATGTTTAGTCTCGGCAAGATGCAGAGGCAAACATGATCGAGCGGCTTTTAGATCATATCGTGGGAGTCGTTTCGCCAGGTGCGGGGCTCCGTCGGATGCAAGCCCGAAATCTACAACGGGCCTACGCGGGAGCCGAAGCGAACCGGCTAACGAATCACAGCAAGCCGAAGAATCAGGCGGCGGATAGCGAATTGCTCGGGCCGTTCGGTGCCGATGCAATGCGTGCGTGGGCGCGAAAGCTAGTTCGTGATAATGCCTACGCTTGGGGCGTTATCGACACAATTGTGTCGAGCGTTGTCGGTTGTGGCATTCATGCACAGTCAATGATTGAGGAAGACGACGGCACGGATTTAGAAGATACAAACCTCGGGCGCGATGCTATTTGGGCGGATTGGTGCGAAGTCTGCGACGTAAACGGAGAGTATTCGTTTGTAGAAATGCAACGAATGATCCAGCGGGAAATAGCGGAAGCCGGCGAGGTGTTGGTTCACGTTGTCCAGACTCCGGGCAAAGAATACCGGGGAATCTCTAGGCCGGTGCCGTTGGCGTTGGAACTGATCGAAGCCGATCGACTGGCCAGCGATAAAGATACTTTCGCGGTGGCGCGCGATGGCGGGTTGCGGATCATCCGAGGCATTGAGCTAGACGAGTTGGGCAAGCCGTTGGCCTATTGGATTTATCCAGATCACCCAAACGCGCCCCAAGCTTGGAACCGGGAGCCGGTGCGGATTCCGGCCAAAGACATACTGCATTTATTCCGGCGTGAGAGAATAGGCCAAAGTCGCGGAGTTAGCTGGTTTGCCCCGGTTGTAAGTTGGCTCCGCGATCTTGGCGTTTACGTGGACAATGAGTTGCAAGCGTCGGCGGTGGCTGCATGTTTCGGCGTGGCGATCAAAACGGAAGGAAGTACGGGCGGGTTATCCGGGCCGAGCGGTTCCGATACCACGGATGATAACGGCAATGCGCTGGAGTATTTGGAGCCGGCAATGGTAGTTCGGCTCGGGCTAAATGAGTCGATCGAATCAATTAATCCGGGCCGTCCTAATAGTGCTTCGGAGCCGTGGATTTCGTTAATGCTTCGGGGTATCGGCGTTGGAACCGGGCTCAGTTACGAAGTTGTTTCGCGTGACTATTCAAAAACGAGCTATAGCAGTAGCCGAACAAGTCAACTGGAAGATCGGCGACGTTTCCGATCCTGGCAGAAGTATTTGGTAACGCATTTATGCCAGCCGGTTTGGGATCGGTTTAACGAATCGGCGGCGCTGGCCGGCAATAAGGCGTTCCCCACGATGGCGGAGTTTTTGGAAGATCGGCGGCGGTTTTCGGCGGTTGAGTGGCAAACTCCCGAGTGGGAGTGGGTAGATCCGCAGAACGAACAGCAAGCAAGCCAAAATAGCATTGACGCGTTGCAAAGCACGTATCAAGTGGAACTAGGCAATCGCGGGCGTAACTGGCGACAGGTTATGTACCAGCGGGCCAAAGAAGAACGGTTGAAGGCGCAATTGGGGCTGACGACATTAGAGCAGGCAAAGGTTGACGCGAAAGCGGGGCCGGAGTCTCCCGAGATGGCGGCGGCGGGTTCCTCCGAAATGGCGGGGCTCTCTCGGCTGCAATGGATGAACAATCGCAAGGCAATCAAGGATGTTCTTAATCAGTTTGCCTCGGGCGATATCACGGAAACGGAAGCAAACGTTTATCTGTCAGGCGTGGGAATCAGTGAGCAGAACGTTATCGCATTGATTGAAGATGCGCGGGACGGATCGGTTGACAGTCTGGACGAAAGCGAGGTTGCTGCGGATGCCGAATAAACGCGGAAAATTAAAGCTCTCCCGAAAAGATAATGTGCCAGAGCGTTCGTTGATTATGCGATTTGTCGAGCTACGGCGCGGCACGCTGGACTTGGAGAACCGATCGGTGCAGGTTGTCGTTGCTACCGAGAATCCGGTTGAGCGGTACGACAGTGATCGCGGTATCACAGTGCGGGAAGTCCTGGAAATGGACGGCCTACGGATGCGGGGCGGAAGCGTTCAATTGCCGATCGTTGACAGCCATGATCGCGGGAGCGTGAGTAACGTACTCGGCAGCGTGCGAGATTTGGCGGTGGTGGAGGATGAGTTTGTGGGCCGGGCGTATTTTGCACGGGATAGCCGAAGCCAGGATGCGTTTCAAAAATTAGCGGATGGGCATCTAACGGACTTTTCGATAACGGCGGCACCGGGCGAAGTCGGATTCGTCGAACGCGGCCAACAATACACGACACGGCGCGGAAGCGTCATAGACGGGCCAGCGGATATCGTTTCCGCGTGGACTCCCACGGACGCATCCCTTGTAGCGACTGGGGCCGATGAGCGCTCCGTTGTTCGTCGCTCATATACAGAAATCCCTGATGAGGTAAATCGAGCTATGGACGAATCATTAATTGCATCCCTGGTATCTATGGGACTTCCTGACGGCCTAAGCGAACCGAACGCGGTATTGGCTTGGGTGGTTGGCAACATGAACGCAACCGCGCCAGCCGAGCCGGACGTTATCGAGTCGGCGGAACCGGACGCGGAGCCGGAAGAGATCGAGTCGGCGGAAACCGACGAAGACGAAGCCCCATTAGACGAAATCACAAACGAGGAAGGCGATACTATGCCGAAGGAAGAACTGGAAAAGTCTGTCGATCGAGCGTTGAAAGCCGATCGAGCACGACAGAAAGAAATACGGGCGATCTGCGTGAAAATGAACGTTGAGCGAACGGTTGCGGATACTTACTGTGATAGCGGTGCCAGTCTGGACGCGGTGCGAAAAGACGTGATCAAACGGGCGGCTGGCGTTGGCCTCGGGAGCGGAACCGGTGAAAGTGTGCGGGTTACCGAATCGGGCGACGATAAGTTCTACGCTGCGGCGCGGGACGGTTTGGTGCAGCGTGCCTAGGTTGCAGCCGGTAGCAATCGCCGGGTTGAAAGCCCAGCGAGCGGCTCGGGCGACATGCAAGGAATGGGATTGCGGCGTTTGGCTGAGATGTTCGTGCGTCGGATGAGTGTCAACGTTGACAAGATTTCGTCGCGCGATATCGCCATGATCGCGCTAGGCGATCGCGGCACGTTGCAGCGTCACAATATCCAGCGGGACGCCTACCATACCACGGGAAGTTTCGCAAACCTGATGCTTGACGCATCCAACAAAACTTTGTTGGCCGGTTACGAAGAGTCACCCTACACATGGGGAACGTGGGCGCGGCAAGCGTCCAGCGTGCCGGACTTCAAAAATATCAATCGGATTCGGTTCTCCGAGATGGGAAGCCCCGAAGTGGTGCCGGAGAATAATCCGTATCCAGAACGGGAAATGTCGGACGCAAAGGAAGTCTACAACGTTGAAACGCACGGAAGTATGTTTTCGGTGACGTGGGAGACGGTTGTAAACGACGATCTGGACGCAATCAGCCGCATCCCGGCTATGCAAGGCGCATCCTGTCGGCGGAAGCAAAACGCCACGGTGTACGCGGTGCTGACGGATAACGCGGCTATGGCTGATACGGGTTTTCTGTTTAACGACACCGTGCAAACCACGGCGGGCGGGCACGCGAACCATTTGGATTCGGGCGGCGTTCCGAACGTTGCGGCGCTCAATGCGTTGTTCTTGTCGATGCGGACGAAAACCGGGCTCAATAGTTCGGCGATTCTCAATATCGTGCCGAGCTTTATTATCGTGCCGGCGGCGTTGGAAGCGACGTTGCTCGAATTGCTGGGTTCCTTCTCCCGGCCAGAGGTTGGAGGCTCGGCGGCGGGCAATTCCAATACGCTGAACATCTACGGGCCGGGCGGCAATCGAACGCTTACGCCAGTAGTGGAGCCAATCCTGGATTCGTCCAGTGCTACGGCTTGGTACGGAGCGGCGTCCAATTCGCAGATTGACACGGTGGAGCTGTCATTCTTGCAAGGCGAAGAGTCGCCAGTATTGGAGAACGAATGGGACTTTGAACGGGACTGCTACCGATACAAAGTGCGGCAAACGTGGGGCGTGGCTCCGATTGATTTCCGGGGAATGTACAAGAACGACGGCGCTTAAGTTGTTGGAGTTTTGGCCGAGTCTCGTAACAAAAACTTGGCAGATACTTTTCAACTTTTGGAGTTAGAGAAATGGCAGGTATTCAGGATTTTGTAGAGTTCTGCGACGATTTCAACGGAGCCGTCGCGGCGTTCCCCACTACGGCAGATCCGGCAACGCCTTGGCTGGTGGATGATACTTCCAGCGCGGGGGCTCCGACATATACGCGGGGCACGTCGGCGGCAACGCTTACCCTTGCGGCGGATGCCGAAGTCGAAAACGTTTGCCTACATTTTGGCGATGCGTTGGACTTCGATATTGATTTGATTGATCGAATCGAGTTTCGAGTACAAACGGTGGCGGCGTTGGATGCAACGTCAACGCTGGTGTTCGGGCTCGGAGCGGCTCGTAATGATGCGGTTGATTCCGTTACGGCTAACGCTTGGTTCAAGCTGGCCGGATCGAGTGCTATCGTTGTCGAGACGGACGACGGAACCACGGATAATGACGACGTGGCCACCGGGAAAACGTTGGTTGCTGCGTATCAGAAGTTTGTGATCAGTTTCGCGGGCGGCACGTCTGACGTGAAATTCTACGTGAACGGCGATCGCGTGGCGGCTGCCACAACTTTCGATATGTCGGGATACACGGCGGGACTGCAACCGATTATCCAGATACAGAAAACGTCGGATACCAACACGGATTCGGTAACCGTGGCTTACGTGGCTGTGTACGAAAACCGATCCAAGGCGCTGC